ATGTTTGTGTACCTGGATGAAACTGAGTTTGGAGAGGGGCAGTTCAGCGGGTACGCGTGCCTGGTGACTCCAGAGCGAATCGGCCAGGAGGTAATCGAAGAGGCGCTTGATAAACTACGAAATGACCCAGATCGATTCCATCCTGATCAGCAGCCCATGGATGATCGGACGTTGGAACGCTCGTTCTTTCACGCTGCTGATGATAGCAAGAACGCCCATTCTCATCTGTGCAGAGCTATTTGTTCGCATGTGAAGGGGGACTTTAAGTCTCATGTCTTCCACACGGCGAAGCATTCATTTTCGTCAAAAGAAGACCTGTATGATTTGGCGTCAAAACTGGCGGTCATCGGTTTGTTTTCCCACTGTGTTGAGTTGACTTTCGTCTTTGAGCAGCGGGGGAAATTGAACGTTGCGGCGCTGCTTTCTAAGTGGTGGCCAGATTTATGGTTCGATTTAGCACGCAATACCTACGTTGCGCCATTCGTTGTCAAGTACTATCCAAAGGTTTCGTTTGAGATTGCTGGAAAGTCTGAACCTGGACTGCAGGTTGTAGATTTCATGCTTTGGGCTGCGCAGAAGGCGAGGATGGATTCTCGCTCTAAATGGTTTGAGCGTTTGCCGGGATGGAGTAAGTGTAAAACGACTACAATAGACGGTGGTTGGGAAGGTGAAAGCATAAGGATGCTGAAGCCGGAATCGCCTAGTGTTCGTCGCTATGATCTGGATGATTGCAAATTCGATGATCCAAAATATAGCGAGTTGGACATATTATGGCAGATTGTTGTGAATGTTCAGGTGGTAATAAATAGATCTTGTTTTTTGAATGATATTTCGAAAATTAGTCATTTTTATGATGATGTCGAATACTTGTGTAAGCAGCGTATGGTTGTACATGAGGTTCCGCATATTAGGAAAATGGCTGCGTGCTTTATAAGACTTTTTGATAATATTGAATTGGTTCATAGGGAGATGCCGACAGCTGAAAAAACATTTTGGCTGGCGGCTCGTAAGTGTATGGCTTTAGTGTTCAGTGAGGGGGTTATCGCACAGCTTCACGCGGTGCGCCTCACCGACATTAGAAATATGTTGATAGAACAGCAGGCGCATCAGTTGTCGATTGGTGTGGAACCTGCCCCGGCTGCTCCTTGATCGAACCCCATCATCTTGGAAACCATTTCCGCCATGCTTTTGGTGTCTTTCGAGATCCAGCGCCCGTAGTGCTTGCGTACCATGGTCGTGTCGCTGTGGCCGAGTTGGCGGGCCACCCATTCAATCGGGACATAGCTCGACAGTGCTTGGCTCGCGAACGTGTGGCGGGCCTGGTTGGCACCTCGATGGCGAATGCCTGCTTTGTCCAGGTGGGCGGTGAACCAGTTGCTGACGGTCTTGCCGTTCCACAGCAGGCCGCTAGTGGAGCTGCGGAACAGGAAGCGGACACGCTCATGCTTCTTCGTGATGTTGTCTCGCTGCACAACAGTGATGTGCGTGGGTTCGGCATCCTTTGCTTCCGCCACGATCATAGTCAGCAGCTCAAGGGCCGGCGCGATCAGTTCCACTGTTCGAATGCGCGAACGTTCTTTGGGTACTTTGAATTCCCCTGCGACTAGGGCGCGCCTGATCGTCAGAGTGCCGGCCACCAGGTCGACGTCCTCTACACCGGCTGCGATCAATTCGGACAGAGACAGCCCGGCCCAACAGTTGAAGACGATCATCCGGCTGTCTGCCATTCGCTCCGGATCGGCGGTGGCTATCCGCTCGATCTCGCTCCGGGTGAATGGGTCGGCGAATTCGCTGTCGCTGTCAGACTGGATGTTCTCGATGCGCTCTAGGGGGTTGAGCTTGATGATCTCATCGCTGAACGCATCCCCCCATACCCCCCTTATGATTGTGAAAACGTCGTTTACGGTTTTCGGTTTGAGTCCATTGGTGAGTAGTTCGGCCTGGAACAATTCAAGCTCGCTTTTGGGGATGCTTGCGATGGTTCTGCCGGTGAACTTCCTCCTGACATGCTCCGACTTGCTTTTGTAGTTGATGAACGTGCTGTGGGCCTTTTTAACCCTGGCAACTTCAAGCCACTGAGCAATCCCCTCGTCCACAGTTCTTTTGGCCGGCTCGTTCGGAAGTTCCTGTCTAGCTTTGAGCCAAACCGAGTCGGGAAAGTGCGCCGCATAGTCGAAGCGGTTTTCCTTAATCTCGGCAAGAATGGTTCTGCGCTTGTTATCCGCATAGGCGATGGCAGCTTTGTTGATCTTTGCGACATTGCGTAGAGGCTCGCGGCGGCGTTCGCCTTCGTACATGAAGGCGATCCGAAGGAGGTTGCCATTGATGTCGACGCCCGTTGGTAGAGAGTCGACACCTGCAGGGAGTTTCACACTCATGGACGGCCGGCCATCCAATTTTCGATTTCAACACGGTTGTAGACAATGACGTTGGCTGGGTCGGTACGCCATTGTTTCTCTTCCAGCCAGATTCCACGGTCGCGATATTTGCGTACGGCCTCAGTGCTCAATCCGAAGACCGGGAACAACAACTCCTTCCGAATCCACACGGCAGGGGTGATGAGAAGTTGAACCGCTTCGGACGGCTGCTTGTTTGCTTCGTGGATGGGTTTAACTTGTGGCTTTGCCATTGAGTAGTCTCCGACTTACCGAAGTGGTCGCAGGTGCTGCGCCTGCTTACGATTTTTCGCGGCCACATTGGCCATGTACGATTCCCATTTGCCGCTCTCGCGCTGTTGCCGGATTCGGCTGCACCGCTGGTGTCGCTGCGTCGACCTGCCTTTGCCGCACACATCACAGATGGCAGGAAGGTCGAGGCTTTGTGAAGCCATAGGGGGCCGGATGCGCTCAGTCATGGTCTACCTCACGCTCCGACCTGTTAGCCAGGCGACCAATTCGGTGCGCTGATAACGGATACGTGCGCCGCAGCGGGTGAAGGGTAGGGCGTGCTTCCCAGTGGAGCGCCAGGTGGCCAGGGTCTTGACCGATAAGCCCAACAATTGGGACGCCTGCTCAGGGGTGAGGAGGTCGAGTGCAGTTGGCGATGTCTGTGCAGGTAAGATGTTGAGGTCGGGCTTGCAGCCCTCCTCTGTGTCGAGGCTCCGGCAAGGCGTTGCCTCGGCGCGGGGTGGGCCGGAGAGCAGGATGTTGCTGTCGGGCTTGCAGCCCTCTGCGTTTATCTGGCGGTGGCGCTCGATCTCGGCGATCAATCCCAGCACCGTCGCGGGCGGTAATGCGGTACCGTAGTCATTCAGGGCGGCGGAGTCGTATTGGTTTGCGGCAGCAGCTGTGGCGAGTGCCTTCAGTCTGATGATGTCGATTGTCATGCTGTAGCCCTCCGGCTGATGATGAAGCCAGCTGCTTGGCGTGCCTTGGAGCACCGGTTGTGGTTGCCTTTGACGCGAGCGTTGCCGCAGATGTCGCAGATGAACGACATGGCTGGGCGAAGCATCGGTTGCATGCCCTTGCGAGTGCGAGTGGCTGGGGTGTAGGTCGATGTGTGGGTCACAGCGAATACCTCTCATGTACTCGGCGGGCGTTGGGGCTCAAGACCAGACGCTCAAGGTTCGTGGCGTTGTTTGCGGTCGCTAACGTGCCTGTCGCTGGGTGGCTGGCAGTGCTGCTACGGTGCAGCTCGGCCAGTGCGACGATCAGCGCCACGGCGAGCGCAAGGCTGATCAGCTTCCAAGTGCGTGTCGGGCTAGGCATGTTGGCGGCCCTCATTGAGCTGGCTGAGCACCTGCTTGCTGGCCAACTCGAACAATTCGTCGGGGGAAACCGGCGTGACGGACTGCTCGAAGTTGCGCACGGCATCAAACCGCGTGCGATACAGCCCGGCCTGGCCGAGCCAAGCGACGAGGCTGGCTGCTCGGCTATTCCACAGGTCGGCGAGGCCTGCCTTCTCACCAAACACGACACGAGTGCAGGCGTCGCACCTGCTGCAGGCGATTACATCGCCGCCGTGGTTCGGGTCGCGGTCGTCTTCTATCGTGAACCGATTCGCAGGGCTGCCGCAGAACGGGCAGGGGGCAAGAATCTGGTCGTTGCTCATACGACTGTCCCCTGCTGGCGTGCGATCTGCATCGCCTGGTCGAAGGTCATTGCACGGCCTTTAAAGTGCCAGTTAGGGTCGCACTCACAGCTCAGGAGCAGCGTGTTGAGCAGGGGCGCTGGCTTACCTGGTGCCCAGTTATCGAGCACGTCGCGCAGGCCGAGAGCTTTGGCGATGGCCTGGGCATAGGTTGTCTTCCCGCAGCCAGATGGGCCGTGAACAAGGCAGCTGCGTGGGCTTTGGTTCGTCATGCTGCCACCTCTGCGCACGCGGCACTGGCTGGCGTTTCGCGCAGTTGGGTGTGAATGCGTTTAGCCAGACCGTCCAGTCCTGCAGCTTGCTGCTTGGCGCGTGATGCCTGCTGTGTTGCCTTCATTGCGTTTAGCGTGCGCTCGGTCAGGCTCAGGGTTTCAATGGCGCTGATGAGCAGCTCGTAATCCGCCCTGGTCACCGCTAATCCGGTGTAGGACATGATCCGAGCTTCCAGCTCGTGGATGCTGCCTTTGAGGTGTGCGATAGCCGTGTGGTGCTTACGCTGATCTGCTTCGGTTTGAACTTTGGCTTCGTCCAGGTCGTCCTGCAGGCCTTTGATCCGCAGTTTCAGATCAGCCTTTAGGCTCTGCTTGCCCGCGTCCAAGCCTCTGTTGAAGGCGCGATGTCGCGCTTTCGCAAAGAGGAAGGGCAGGATGGTCAGGGTGGTCAGCCAGAGAATACCGATGGCAAGAACTAGTTGATGCGGTTGCATATGCTGTGCTCCAAAGTGCCCAGCACCGGCCGGAAGTGTGGTGGTGGCCTGGTGCTGGATGCGTTGCCCCTGATGGCCGGGGCTGCCTGTGTTAGCTCGTTTTCGGCGCTTGGGTGTCGAGGTAGTCGGCAAGGTCGTGCAGGTAAATCACGTACTGCGCTCGGACCGAGTTATGCAGCTTTTTCGGGTTCAGCCCAATCTTTCCGGCGTTGATCAGTTCCCTGAATCGGCGGTCTGTTTTGATGTGTGGAAAGTAGTGTTCTCGCACGGCAGTCAAGGTCGGGCAGGGGGTGCCCCATTGCTTGAACAGTTGTCCAAACGTGCCCTTCATTGGCGGTCCCCGTACCCCTCGGGGAGTTGGCCGAGCTTGGTTCGTACTGCATTCGCAAGCGTGAGCTTGCAACTGCCGTAAGCAGTCGCGCAGATGTCGCCCTGGTCGTTGGTTACAACAGTACCGAAGGGCTGGTCTTCGTCTGTGGTGGGTGTGATGTAAGCGCGCAGACCTTCAGGTAGCACATCGCTTACGCAGTCGAGCGCTTCCATCAAGGCGATGGCGCGCTGGGTCTGTTGGCCCGACACAGTTCGGCCATTGGCCACGTCCTGCAGGAAGTTGCGAAGGGCCATGTACTTGGTCGAGTCGCCGCGCCGCAGCGTGATCGAGCCCGTGTAGGGGCCAAAGCGCACCTGCAGGTGGTGGTCGCGGTCGTCGTTCTCAACCTGGATGTGGGCGTCGAGAGAGGTTTCAGGGCGGTTCAGGGGGCAGGTGGTGTTGCCGCCGTTCTCCAGCGTGCCCTCCAGCAGCATCACGCAGCGCAGCTTGATTGTGAAATCACTCATACCGCACCCCCGCTAGGTACGGCGCGAACGTGCCCGGATTGAGTGACGATCAGTTGCAGGCCGGTGAAGCGTTGAAACGCTTCAATCGAGGCTGGGCGACTGCAGGTGGTGGGGTGCAAGTAAACCTTGCACCCATCTCGGAGCTGTGCAATTGGCATTTCTGGACCTCAGTGGTGAGAGGGTTGCGGTCCAGACAATACTTAAACGAATTTTTTTGGTCAATACCTAAACGAGACGAAGGCTATTCGTTTAGGGGTTAAAAGATTTCAACCTTCGATACGACCACGCCACAAATGGTTGCGTCACTCGGCAGTTCGATGATCGGGTCGGGCCAAGATGGGTTCAGAGGCTTCAAAAAGTATCGCTCACCCTCTACCACCAGCTGCTTGAACGTTGCCTCTTTGCTGTTTGCCAGCTTGACGATGACCAGAGAGCCATTTTCATAGTCCCTAGCCGGGTCGACAAAGATGATATCTCCCTCTCTGAAGGAGCGACGCTCATGAGGGTTAAACATGGAAAGCCCGCGCACCCGCAGGGCAAAAGTCGAACTGCTGTGTGAGACGGCGCAGGGTAACCAGGCTTCTGCAGCCTCAAGTTCAAACGGTTCTTGCATCTCGCACCAGGCTCCGGCCTGTACCCAAGAAATCAGAGGTACGAAACCACGAACCTTAGGTCCAGGTTCCACATTGGCCGTTGGCCCGAGTGGCGGCTGACTGCCACCTTCTCCCTTCCATAGCCAATCAGTAGTCACACCGAGGGCTTTTGCGATCCGCTCGACATTCTCATGCCGGGGGCTAGCCGATGTGCCCGACAGAATCCTATGGATGGTTGGCTGTGGTACTCCCGAACGTCGGGCGAGCTCGCCGCCTGACAGCCCGAGTTCATGCATGCGTTTTGCTACGCGATTCCCTATCACTGCGGATTGCTCTGATTAGTTTGCGTATCACAAGTGTATTGCCCTGGCCTATTCGTTTGGGTAACATCGTGTTATTCGCTAACGAATAGGTTGCATCATGTCCATACAAGAGATGCTTGGAGCGCTAATCGAGAGGGGCTTTTCGCAACGCGCGATTGCAGAGCGGGTTGGCGTAACTCAGCCCACCATCTATCGCGCCACGAAGGGGGCGGCGGTTCGCTACGAGGTAGGCAAGGCTATCGAGGCTTTTTACGAGGAGCAGGTAGTAGGAAGTAAGTGCAAGAAGGAACACTGAGCTAGGGCCTCTCACCACAAGAATCCCCTAGCTCAGCGTGAACGGCGCATAGCGCCGATGTACCCCGCCATCCGGTCGCCTCTCACCACAAGATCCGACGGATGACTAGAACCGCGTGAAATGCCCGCACAGCACGCAAAGCACAACACACCGGTCGTATTCACAGGATAGGACGTTGAAAGCCCTGTGACTACACCGTAAACCGAGGATTTACGGTTATGAGTCGCATTGATCTATTGCCGGGTGCAGGCCCGGTGCTCACCTTGCGGCAGGCGCTCTATCGCGCAGGTCGCGACTACCACGGCGGAATGACCAGGCTGGCCTTCGACATGGGGCTGGATGTGGACACGCTTCAAAAGAAACTCAACCACAACGAAGAGCGCCGCTGGCCCACTCCCGACGAGCTGGAAGAGATCGTTCAGTTAACTGCAAGTCCGCGTCTGCTTGATGCCCTGGTGCGTCCGGCCGGTGCAGTCTGGTACCGCCCTGAGCCGGTGCCTGCAACCAACGAGGCGCTGCAGGCGGTAGCCAAGCTCCTTGAGGAGTCCAGCGAGTTTGTCGGGAGCCTGCATGATGGGGCCGCAGACAACGTCTGGACGCCCGTAGAGGTGGTCGACCTGGAGCAGCGGGGGATGGATGTTATCCGCCAGGTTCTGGCTATCATGGCGGGAGCTCGCCAGTCCATGGAGGAAAGTACCCATGGCTGATGTGATCGATGTAGCCAATGACCAGGCCGACTACCACCTGCAAGTGGCCCTCCAGCGTCGGCTTCGCCCGGTGACGAAGCCCAGCGCGCAGTTCTGTGAGGACTGCGGCGAGCCGATCCCGGTGAAGCGGCAGCAGCTGGTTGCGGGTTGCGAAACTTGCACCAGTTGCCAGGAACTCCGGGAGCGCCGCAGATGAGCGAGCGCCCAACTCCTACCACAGCTGATTGGGCGCGGCGGTACATCGAAACCTTCAATCTGGCTCTGGTGCCCATCGAACCAGGTGAGAAAGGGCCGAAGGGTAACGGCTGGAACAAGCCCGGAGGTTACTTCACTGCCGCTGCTGATGCTGAGTCGTTCTGGAAGAAACGCCCGAGTCACAACCTTGGGGTAGTGCTCGGGCCGAGTGGTGTCTGCTCGCTGGACGTTGATGAAGTTCAATGCACCCGGCAGATCCTGAGTGAGTTGCTCGGGATGGACTTGGATGCGTTGGCAGATGCCTACCCGACCTCGGTGGGCAACCCGGCACGCTTTCGAATCATGTTCCGTGTACCCGATGGAGTTGATCTGAGCTGGCACCCGTTGAATTGGCCAAGCCAGGCGGATCCAGATGGCTCGATCCACAAGGCGCTCATGGCGCAGGTCAAGGCTGCCAGGGATGCTGGGGACACTGACAGGGAGGCTGCGTTGAAGGTGGCCGCTGAGCCGTTCAAGAAGATCCCCGTCTTCGAGCTGCGCGCCGGCCTGGTGCAAGACGTTCTGCCGCCTTCTATCCACCCTGGTACTGGCCTGCCATACACTTGGCGTACACCGCCATCTGCGGAAGGTCTGCCAGAGCTGCCCCCTCAGTTACTCGCTATCTGGCAGGGTTGGGACGAGTTCAAGCCCAAGGCTGAGGCTGTTTGTCCTTGGCTGCCCAAAGCATTGCCGGCGCCGCGACCAGCCCCTGCAAGGCCTCGCCCTGTTGCTGGGCGCAGTGGGCGTGATCTGCCAGAAGTGATCCCGCTGTTCAACCAGGCCCACGACATCGCTGCGCTGATTGAGGCCCATGGCTACGAGCGTAGAGGTGACAAGTGGCTATGCCCGCAGAGCAGCAGTGGTTTGGCAGGTGTCAGCATCATTGACGACAAACTGTTCTCTCACCACAGTTCCGACCCGTTGGCGAACGGGCACAAGAACGATGCGTTCGATGTGTTCCGCATCCTCGTGCACGGTGGCGATCAGCGGGCAGCGACGAAAGCTGCCGCGCAGATACTCGGTATCGACGCAAAATCAGGAACATCTGCACCGCCGCCGCTGGGAGAGCTTCCCCGTACCCCATCGGTCACCGAGCAGGCCGAACAGGGCGAAGTGAGCGCAGACCCCGATGAGCCTGCCGACGTTGAGGGTATCCCAGGTGAGCCCAGTCCGGCCGCCTACTCGCCCGACGGGGGGCAGGGGGGAGAAGGTCTGGTCTTGAAAAGCGCCAAGCGCCGGTTCGCTTTGGTCGAGGGCACCACGAACGTGTGGGACATGGACAAAGGGCAGTCGATGAAGCGTTCGGGCTTCGAAGCCCTGGTCGGCAAGCCTCTTGCCAAGCAGTGGATAGAGAGCGCTGACAAGAAGCTGGTCTCTTCCGAGCAGGTCAAGGAACTTGAGCAGGCCCGCAAAATGTCGAGCAAGAAGGGCGGGGCGCTGAACCTAGCCCCGCTCGACCGCTATGTGTACATCGACGGTACCAAGGAAGCCTGGGACCGGGAGAAGAAGCGGCGATTGCCTGAGGGCAGCGTAAAGATGGCCTTGGGGGATGCGTACCAGCTTTGGCTGAATAGTCCGAATCGCCGAGTGGTCGATGTCGACCACATCGTGTTCGACCCGACGATGACAAAAGATCCAGCGATCTACATCAACACCTTCGAGGGCTTGCCGCATGCGCCGGTGCGGGATGACGCTGCCTGCGAGAACCTACGGTGGCTGATTTCGTTCCTGTGCAACCACGACGCGGTTGCCCTGGACTGGCTGGTCAAGTGGCTGGCCTACCCGCTGCAGCACATGGGCGCAAAGATGGACACCGCTGTGTTGTTCCACTCCACGATGGAAGGCTCAGGCAAGAGCTTGCTGTTCGCGGACATCATGGGCGAGTTGTACGGCCGGTACGGCGCAACGGTTGGTCAGACCCAGCTCGAAGGTAACTTCAACGCCTGGCAGAGCGGCAAGCTATGGGCAGTGTTCGAAGAGGTTGTCAGCCGCGACCAGCGCTACAACCAGGTGGGCAAGATCAAGCACATGATCACCGGCAAGACGGTGCGCATGGAGTCAAAGTTCATCAACGGTTGGGAAGAGGCCAACCACATGAACTCGGTGTTTCTGAGCAACGAGATCATGCCCTGGCCGATCAGCGAGAGCGACCGGCGAATGTTGGTGATGTGGCCGCTGGAGACGTTACCGCCCGAGCGGCAGAAGGCAATCGCCCGTGAGCTGGCCAACGGTGGTGTCGCGGCGCTGTACGGCTGGTTGTTGGACGTCGAGCTGGGTGAGTTCAACCAGCGCACACGCCCGCCGGAGACCGAGGCCCGACAGCGCTTGGTCGAGTTGAGCCGCACGGCATGGCAGACCTTCTTCTACCTCTGGCGAGCCGGCGAGCTTGGGCACGGCTTGTGGGGCTGCTGCCTGACATCGGACGTCTACGCGATGTTCTTGGAATGGTGTTCTCACAACAAGGAGAACTCCATGAGCCACACCAAGTTCTCGTTGATGTTCAGTGCGAAGGTGGAGAAGACAAGGGCCATCCCCTGGTCAGACGGCAGCAACCGACGGTTCGCGGCGTTCTTCTTCCCCAGTGACGGCGATCCTTCCCTGCCCCCATCCGCAGTGGCGGCCGAGCTGGGCAAGAACGTCGTCGAGTGGCGTGCCCGGGCAAAGCTGGCGGGGTGGAACGTGGACGGCTGGGACCACATCAAGAGGCTTGCAGCATGATTCCGTCGGCAAGTGTGTTGGGTGTGTTGGGTTTGTGTTGGGTTGGTTTCGGTAAGCCAACACAGGTTAGAGCCCCGAGTTTCGTGGCGTGGAGGGCATGTGTGTTGGGTGTGTTGGGTTTGTGCACGCGCGCGCGCAGGCGCGCTTTTTTTAACAGTGATTCCGAAGGTGAGAAAAAACCTTATGCGAACCTCGATAAACCCAACACACCCAACACACTCAACTCACACTCGCTTAATCCATTGAATTCATTGACTTTCGAGTGTGTTGGGTTTGTGTTGGCTTTGCCTTTATGCGTGTTGGGTAGTGATTTGGAGGTCGGCGATGAAAAATGACCAAGGTTTACGCCTACAGCAGCAGGTGGACCTCGCGCTCCATCGCATTGATATGGCGGCGCTCATTGATCAGGCCGAACGCCTCCGCCTGGTTGGCGAGCTGATGAAGCATTGGGGGGAGCAGCGTTCTCAGCTTGGTCTGGAGGCCAGCTTGGGCAGCCAGATGGGCACCATCATGGAATGGAAGGGTTCAGCTCCACGCGGCGGAACTTCTGGATCGCGGATTCTGGTCTCTGGTGCTGGTCTCGACCACGCAGCGGCTGAGGTCGACGCGGCGGTGGCCCAGCTGGAACGACGCGACGCGCGGGGGGCAACATTGGCCAAGTTGGCTCACCATCGATACCTCTTCGGCACAACGGTGCGGATACAGATGCGCGAAGTCGGGCTGGCTGAAGATGCTGACCGCACCTACCGAAACTGGGTAAAGGCCCTGCACCTGCAGGTGTTTGCCATCCTGGCTGCTCGTGCTGGCCGGGTTAGGCAGCAGACCGTTCGTCGGGTCACTATGCGCCGAGCGTGCGCCGAAGTTGCGCCGAAGTAGCGCCGAAGCGGAGAACCGTAAATTGCCCCTTTTCGGTTTTTCCGGTGACCTGTAAAAAGTCACCACGATATCAAAAGTGCGCTTAGGCGCTTCCCCACAAGCACTGTGCTGTGCAAACCCGCTCCGACCTTTCGGCGCATTGAGAACCCTGCCATTTGGCGGGGTTTTCTATTTCCGGCGCCGTGCTTTGCCAATGAGGCTTACATGAACAGCGAGCAACAAACGTTAGCCGAACTGCCGATCTGGATGGTGATCGTGCTGTCCCTGGTCGGCGGTGTTTCGGGAGAGATGTGGCGGGCCGACATGGCGGGCGCTCGCGGTTGGGGGCTGATTCGCCGGCTGGCGTTGCGCTCTGGTGCCTGTGTGACCTGCGGGCTTTCGACCAACATGCTGCTGTACGCCCTCGGCGTTTCGGTATGGGCGGCGGCAGCGGTTGGGTGCCTGGCTGCGATGGCCGGTGCCGATGTCGCGATCAACCTCTACATGCGCTGGGCCGCCAAGCGCCTGGGACTGGGCCAGGAGCCGCCGGCCGGTAGCGAGGCGGGTCAGTGATCCCCGCCGAGAGCCGGGTCAGGCGGCGCCCGCTGATTTTTGGGTCCTCCCCCCGGGCCGCCCCCTACACGGGTGCGCAGACTCGCGGTTTCCCTGCAGCTGAAATTGCTGCAGGCATGTCCGTCTTTTCAAGGACTTAGTGATGGGCAAGACAGTCAGCAAGCTCGAACTGGGCGAGATCATCGGCCGTGATGAGCGGACCCTGAGCCGTTGGCAGAAGGACGGCATGCCAGTGATCGAGTTCGGCGTTGGCCGTGGCAACGAAAACCAGTACGACACCCAGGTGGTGATCGAGTGGCTGCTGCGACAGGCCGCCTTGAACGGCAAGAAGGAATCGACGCGCGACCGCCTTGATCGGCTGCGCGGTGATCGCGAAGAAATCGCGTTGGCCCGCGAGCTGGGCGAGGTCGTAATCGAGGCCGAAATGGTTGAGCGCTTTGAGGCGGTGATCACTGCCGCGAAGATCGAACTGCTCAATACCTTCCCTGATGAGCTGGCGGCGACCTTGTCGGCCAAGTACGGCGTGCAGGTCGATGACCAGCTGATCCGCGAGCCCATCGAATCAATACTGAGGAGGTTGTCCGCGTATGACGAGGATGACGATCTCGCTGGGGATTCTGACGAGTCGGACGACGAGGAGGGCTCTGAAGAAGACGGCGAGTAAAGCCATGGGGCGGGTCTGCCGTAAGTGGGCGCCCCCACCAAGAATGACTATTGCCGAGTGGGCCGACAGATTCCGCTGGCTCGCCCCCGAAGAGTCAGCTGCACCAGGTAAGTACCGCTTCGACATGACCCCGCACCTGATCTGGCCGGGTGGACCGCTCGAAGCGTTGGACGATCCGAACGTATTCGAGATCGTGGGGCGCAAATCAGCCCAGGTAGCCTGGACGTCGGGTGTGCTGGGTAATGCCATCGGCAAGTGGATCGATCTCGACCCTTCGCCCATCTTGATCCTGTTCCCCAAGGCTGAAGCGGCCAAGCAGTACGTCGCGGAAAAGCTGGAGCCGATGATCGAGGCTACCAAGCGGCTGCGGAAGAAGGTCGACCTGCGCAGTCGCAAGTTGCAGCAGCGCCAGGACTTCAAACGGTTCCCCGGGGGCTTCCTGAAAATGGTGGGCTCGAACAGCCCGGCCAGCGTGAAGTCCACGCCAGTTCCACGGGTCGCCATCGAAGAGCCTGATGACTGCAACCTGAACCTGCGGGGGCAGGGGGACAGCATCAAGCTGGCCAAAGAGCGTCTCAAGACCTTCCGGCGTTCAAAGATCATCATCGGTGGCACGCCTACTATCAAGGGCCTGTCGGCCATCGATGCGGAACTTGAGCTGTCGGACAAGCGTGTCGGCCTGGTCCCGTGCCACGGCTGTGGTCAGTCGCACGCGCTGAGCTTCGATCATCTGCACTGCGACGAAGACGAGCACTACTTCCACGAGGTGTATGGCAAGCGTCGTCCGGAAACGGCGTACTACGCGTGCCCGCACTGCGGCGAGATCTGGGATGACCACCAGAAGAACGCCAACCTTGCGCACGGTCGCTGGGAAGCGACGGCTGAGTTCCGTGGTATCGCCGGCTACATCCTCAACGAGCTGTATGCCAAGTTCCACGGTTCCCGTTTTGAGGTGTTGATCGAAAAGAAGCTGCAGGCGGAATATGCCACGCGGCAGGGCAACATCGGTCCGATGATTGCGTTCACGAACAGTTCCATGGGTGAAAGCTACGAGTATAAAAGCGATGCGCCCAAGACCGACGAGTTGGAGAAACGTGCCGAGCCTTATACCGAGCTGACTGCCCCGAAAGGCACGCTGCTGGTCACAGTTGGCGTCGACGTCCAAGGGGACCGTCTTGCCCTGGTCATGGTTGGTTGGGGGAGAGGCGAGGAGTCCTGGCGATTGTACTGGGGCGAGCTGCCAGGCAACCCCATCGATCCGCACGACCCTGTATGGACTGAGCTGGACAAGATCATCGCGACGCCCATACTCACCGAAAGCGGCGCGCAGCTTGCCGTTTCTGCGGTCAGCATCGACAGCTCAGACGGTAATACCAGCGATGCGGTGTACACCTACGTTCGAGATCGGCAGCGGTTCAACATCATGGCGATCAAGGGAGCGTCCATCGACAGCCGGGACCGCGAGATCTTCACCAAGCCTGCCCAATCTGCGGACACCAGCCAGGACAACACCAAAGCGTCGAAGTACGGCCTGCGCGTGTTCATCGTCGGCACTCACAAGGCCAAGACGCTGATCGATGGCCGGATGAAGCTCAAGGGCGGCGGGCCGGGGCGAATGCATTGGTACAGCGAGATCCGCTCGGACTACTACGAGCAGGTGACCAACGAGGTGCTGGCGCCGCATCCGCGAAACCCCAGCAAGATGGTCTGGCAGAAGAAAGCAGGCCGGCGCAATGAAGCCCTGGACTGCGAGGTGTATGCCTTGCACGCGGCTCGTAGCCTGAAAACGCACCTGCTGCGCGATCACGAGTGGGACCAGCTGGAGCAGCAACTGCTTCAGCCCACCCTCTTCACAACTGAGCAGGCGGTGGCGCCGGTTCCTCGCCGTGCGGTTGCGCGGGGCAGGGGTACCCGGAGCCGCGTCAGCTAACCGAGGTTCACCATGACAGATGCACAACAACGCCTTGATGAGGTCCGGGCGGCGATCTCTCGCGTCCTGAAGAACGGGCAACGCTTGCGCCGGCAGGATCGGGAGATCCAGCTTGCCGAGCTCAACAGCTTACGTTTGCTGGAGAAGCAGTACGCCGGCGAAGTCGCCGCAGAGACGGCAGCCCGGCAGGGCCGTGGTCGCAACCGCGTTTCCTACGTGGGGATCTGACCATGTGGCCGTTCCGAAAGCGGGATTCGGCTGCTGAGCAGCTGATGAATGAAGCAATCCGCGTGGCCAGGGCATCGGTTGATGGACAGCAAATCGTCGCCCAAGGTGGCGGCGGCGGTGTCGAAACTCGCTGGCGTGGTGCCTCTAGGATGCTGCGCAGCGTTGCCAGCTGGATACCTGGTCTGGGTAGCCCCCGGCGCGACTTCAACCACAGCGAGCGCCGCATGCTGGTGGCCCGATCCCGCGATGCCATGCGCAACCATCTGATCGCCCGTGCGGCGATCACCAGGTTGCGCACCAACGTCGTTGGTACCGGGCTGGTTTGCCGGGCCCAAGTCGATCATGACGCACTGGGGCTTACCGAGGAGGAAGCCGAGCAGTTGAACGGCCAGCTGGACCGGCTGTGGTCCCTGTACGCCGATGATCCACGCGAGTGTGATGCCGAAGCATCTCTCAACCACTACCAGCTCCAGGCCTTGGTGCTGGTCTCTTCGATGGTGGCCGGGGACGTGTTTGTTGCTAGCCCCGATCAGGAGCGCCCCGGCTGCATCTTCAGCACGCGCTTGCAGCTGATCGAGTCTGACCGGGTCGGCAACCCGAACGGCGGCATGGACCGAGCCGACTTGGTGGAAGGCGTCGAGTTCGACGGATTAGGCGCGCCGGTGGCGTATCACGTTTGCACCGGCTATCCCGGTGAGCATCTGCTGGGCAAGTCGCTGCAGTGGGAACGCTTGGCGGTGTTCGGTGCTGAAACCGGGCGCCGCCGAGTGCTGCATGTCATGGCCGACAAAGAGCGACCAGGGCAAAAACGCGGCGCGCCTTATCTGTCTCCTGTGCTGGAGCCACTCCAGAAGCTGGAACGGTACAGCAGCGCCGAGCTGATGGCAGCAGTGATCTCGGCGATGTTCACCGTGTTCATTAAAAAGGGCGACGGCTTCAACGCCAACAACCTGCCCATGTCCGCCCTGACGGAAGAGCAGCCAGGCGGTGATGACACTTCCGACGGTGCAATCGCGCTGGGCGAAGGAGCCATCGTTGATCTGGGCGTGGGTGAGGAACCAATGATTGCCAACCCCAGCCGGCCCAACGCGCAGTTCGACCCGTTCTTCACCGCTGTGGTGAAGGAAATCGGTGCAGCGCTGGAGCTGCCGCTGGAGGAGTTGTTGTTGCATTACAGCAGCAGCTACAGCGCCGCCCGGGCAGCCATGCTGCAGGCGTGGCGCTTCTACAGCCTGCGCCGCTGGTGGCTGGCCTGTGACTTCTGCCAGCCGAGCCGCGAACTGGTCATTGACGAGGCGGTAGCCAGGGGCTTGGTGGACTTACCCGGTTACAACGATCCGGCTAAGCGCAAAGCTTACTGCCAGGCCATCTGGATTGGGCCGGCCCGTGGCGCGATTGATGAGCTCAAGGAAGCCAACGCCGCCGGCAAACGCATCGAGATCGGCGTGAGCAACGAAACGCTGGAAACGGCGGCGATGACTGGCGAGCCCTGGCAGCAGGTCATCCGGCAGCGCACCCGTGAGGTCAGCTACCGCCGCGAGCACAACATACAGGCTCTGCCGAAGAGCGGGCTTGAGTCTCCGCCAGAACCCCAACCCAAAGAGGAATAAGCATGCCTCGAGCACTTGAGCTGGCTGCCTCGCAGCCCTGGCTGATGATGCCCGACGCCTTGGACAACCTGCTGACCATCTCCGACCGCATGGGCGATCCGGTGGCGCTGGCGACCAAGCGCGGCGAGCGGCTGGAAGAAACCCGGCGCGTAACCATGCGCGGCAGCGTGGCGGTGGTGCCGGTCGTAGGGCCGATCTTCCGGTACGCGAACCTGTTTACCGAGATCAGCGGTGCCACCAGTACCCAGGTGCTGGCTACCGATATTCAGCGCGCTCTGGACGACCCCAAGGTTAAGTCCATCGTGCTCAACATTGACAGTCCTGGTGGTGTGGCCTCGGGCATCAACGAACTGGCGGAGATGATCTACGCGGGCCGGTCCCGCAAGAAGATCGTCGCGTACATCGGCGGCATCGGAGCCAGCGCGGCCTACTGGATCGCTTCCGCGGCGGGCGAGATTGTCATCGATGAGGCGAGCCTGGCCGGCAGCATCGGCGTTGTGGTCGAGGCTGTGATCGAGGACGAAAAGAAGGCCGGGCGCGCCCGCTACCAGATCGTCAGTCGCAATGCACCGAACAAGCGGCCTGACCTAGGCACTGAGGAAGGCCGCGCCAAGATGGGCGAGACCATCGACGCAATGGCAGAAGTCTTCGAGGGCAAGGTTGCCCGCAATCTTGGCGTGGATGCCGCAAAGGTGCCCGAGATGGGCGACCACGGCGGCATCCGCGTCGGAGCCGACGCCGTCAAGCACGGCCTGGCCCACCGCGTGGGCTCGCTGGAGTCCGTGATCACCGAACTGGCCAAGCCGGCCATCAACTCTACAAGGATACACAACATGACCACCGTCAAGACCACGGCAGAGCTGCGCACCGCGATTGCAGCGGGCACTGACCCCAACACCATCGAGATCGCTGCCGCCGATCAGCCCGACACCGCAGCGATTCGCACCGAAGCGGCAACCGCTGAGCGCGACCGCATCAAGGGTATCAATGCCCTGGCCGTCAAGGGTTTCGAGAAGGAAATCGAGGCTGCCATCGATGACGGTAGCTCGGTGGAAGCCACCGCTCTGGTGCTGTTCAAGGCCTCGCAAGATCGCGGTATCTCGCTGGCTGGCATCAAGGGTGATGCGCAAGGCGTGACCGGTAGTACCCCGCCTGCAGGCGGCAAGGATGGCGAGCGTAAGGCCGCTGTCAGCGCAATCGTCTCTGGCGCCTCGCGCCGTTAATCAGGAGCCCCTCATGCCGAACCCTCAGACCCATACCTTCACGCCCTCTCAGCTCGAGGCGGGCGATTTTCCCATCGTAATGGACTCCGGTGTCATCGCCGCCGGTCAGCAGCTGCGTCGTGGCGCCGTGCTGGGCCAGGTCACCGCATCTGGTGAGTACCTGCTGTGTAAAGCAGCTGCCGAGGATGGCTCCCAGGCGCCCAAGGCGATCCTCGACCGTGATGTTGATACCAGCGATGGCGCGCAAAGCGCACCGCTTCGCCTGACCGGCCAGGTCCTGAGCAGCCAGCTCACCCTCGGTGAGGGCCTGACCCTGGCTGCTGCGAAAGCCGCACTGCGTTCTCTCTGCATCTTCGTTCGTTAACTGGAGTACCTATGGATATCTTCGACACCCTGACCATGCTGGAAGCTGTTGAGCAGCTGGCTACGCCGCGCCGCTTCCTCATGAACACCTTCTTCAATGCTGGTGCCCCTGAAACCTTTCCCACCGAGACGGTGACCATCGACATCGTGAAAGGGCAGCGCAAAATGGCGCCGTTCGTTCACCCGACCCTGCCTGGCAGCGTGTCGCAGCGTACCGGCTTCGCCTCGTCTACCTATAAGCCCCCGTACATCCAGCCCAAGCGCGTCACCCGCGCTGAGCAGATCCTAAAGCGCGGGGCGGGTGAAACTCCGTTTTCCACGCGTACCCCGCTTGAGCGCGCTGGTGAACGCCTTGGTCGTGATCTGGTGGAGCTCGAGGACGAGATCATTCGCCGCGAAGAGTGGATGTGCGCCCAGGCGCTCACTACCGGCCGCATTCGGGTTCAGGGCGATGGCGTAGATGACACCATCGACTTCCTCATGGAAGACACCCACAAAGTCACCCTGGCAACTGGCCGCTGGAACACTTCCGGCTCTGACCCTATCGCGAACCTACGTCAGTGGCGCCGCCTGATTGCCAAGGACTCTGGGCGTTCCGCTAACGTCGCGGTGCTGAGCGCTGAGGCGCAGGACGCCTTCCAAAGCAACGAGGCGGTGCTCAAGCAGTTGAACACTCGTCGGGTTGATATGGGACTGATCAAGCCGGAAGAGCTCCCTGACGGCGTGACCTACCTCGGTTACCTCAATGATCCAGGGGTGGACCTCTATGCATACGACGAGTGGTATCTGGACGACGAAGCCGGTGAAAAGCCGCTGATCCCCGCCGGCAGCCTGATCCTGGGCTCGACCGCAACGCGCAACATCATGATGTATGCAGCGATTCAGGATCTGGACGCCATCGAGAGCGGCCTGGTCGAAGCTGCGCGCTTCCCCAAAAGCTGGGTTACTCAGGAACCAAGCCAGCGCTGGCTGAAACTCCAGGCCGCGCCGCTCGCTGGGCTGCTGGAACCGAACGCTTTCCTCTCCGCGAAGGTGGTGTGACATGGCTGCCAAAATCGAATACGTGGTGGTCGATGGCTGCATCCAGGACGGCTCCAAGGTCGTGCGCAAGGGGGAGGTGTACGTTCCCCCGTCCGCCGAGCTGCGAGACGTTCTGCTCGAGGAGGGGATCATCGCTCGTCGCGGCAAGTTGGATTCCGAAAACGAGTCGGGTGACTGACCGTGGCCTGGCGCGATCAGGTAGCGGACATGGACTCATCCCTGCTGGCTGAGCTGGGCGATGAGGTCGAGATCGAAGGTTTCGACAATCCCGTGAGCGGGTTCATGTCCGTTCCATGGCAGCAGCCGAAGGTCGGCACGATCAACACCGGCCTTCGTCAGCCGGTGTTCTCTGTACGTGTGAGTGACGCGGCAGGCATTAAGGAAGGCCTGCACCTGGTCTGTGACCTTGCTCCAGCAGACGGCGGTGGCCGCTACATCATCGCCAGGCATGACCCGGATGGCGCGGGCTGGATCAACTTCGCTCTACGGGAGGTGCGATGAGTGTTGGTAGCTATCAAAAGGAGTCCTCCCGGTCAGGCCTGATCACCTTGCAGGCGAACCCTCGGCAGCTTAAGGGATTTGAGCAATTCGCTGCTCTGGTACCCAAGGCTATCAGTGCTGCACGGCGACGAGCCGTCAACAAGACATTGCTCTGGCTGCGTACCCACATTGCCCGGTCAGTAGGTCAGCAGGAGCGCATCGCAATCGCTGCGGTGCGTCAACGACTGCTTGCATATCCAATGGACAGCAACGGGCAAGGCAAGCTCTGGTTCGGCATCAGTCCGATCGAAGCCAGTCGAGCGGGGCGAGCCAGACAGACTCGCTCGGGGGTTTCCGTTGCGGGCAGGCGATATCAAGGCGCTTTCTATCGAAAAGTGTACGGGAATGGACCAGACATCTGGATCCGTGCCGGCAGCAAGCACTTCACCGCGGAAGACTACCCAGACAGTACGGTTACTACCCGTAAAAAGGGGCGATCGGGGTGGATTGCTGAATCAACCAGTATCGGGCGCTTCCCTCTGGCCAAGGCAAAAATCTCTCTTGAAGAGGTCAGGCCTCACTTCGAAGCATGGACGCAAAAGGCTCACCAGCGGCTGCTGGAGGTAATGGAGCAGGAGCTCAACTTCGAGCTGCACAAACTCTCACGGAGAACCGGTAATGGATGACGATCCGATCCCCCTGGCGGGGATTTACGCTGCAATGGAGGAAACCATTGCCCGCACAATCCCAGGGCTTAACTACGTTGGCACCATGCCTGGGATGCTGGAAATGGTCGCGGTGCCAGCTGTTGTGCTGGAATTCGCCGGTTTCGAGCCTGCAGAGCATGACCCTGGCACAGGCGAGGTGGCGATTGACGCGCGTTTTGAGGCTCGGGCAATTGTGGGTACCGAGCGCGCCGACCATCTGCACGTGGTGGCATTCATAGCTGCGCAACTAGCGGTGTTGCTGCGGATGCAGTACTGGGGCTTGGCAGTTGAGCCAGCACAACTGGTACGCGCAGAGCCAGACTGGAGCCGGCCAGAATTGGATGGTCTGGCCGCTTGGGTAGTGGAGTGGACGCAAGTCATTTACCTGGGCGAGGAGGAGTGGCCGTGGCCCCGAGAGCCCGGCCCGGTGCTGTTCGCCTTCGACCCGGACAGCGGGGAGGGGAAGGAACAGCACTACCAGCATCCGGGGGCCATGGAATGAGCTACCCGACTGCGCAGCATGACCGGATGATTTCCGACCAGGTGATCATGGGGTATGTGGTGGCCGTGGACTTGGTGGCCGGCAGGCTGCGCATGACGGACGGTAGCGACTGGGTCAGTGCCTGGGTGCGTTGGCATGCCTTGGCCGCCGGCAAGGCTCGCCATTGGCGGTCGCCCAGCTTGGGCGAGCAGGGGGCGCTGATCAGCCCGAGCGGTGACCCTGCCCAAGGCACGTTCGTGCCGGGGCTGTACGGCAATGCCGGCCCGCAGCCGGACAACCGCGACCATGTCGAGGTGTGGCGATTCGATGATGGCGGCTCACTGGTCTACGACTGGGAAGCCAATAGCTACACCATCAAGCTGCCCACGGGCACGGTCACCATTGAGGTCGGTGGCAGCAAGGCAGTCATCACCGACGACACGATCAGCGCCAAGACCACGACGATGACGGCCGAGGCGCAGGCCGCTACGGTCAAGGCACCGTCGATCACCCTGGAGGGTAACGTGCTGATCAATGGCGCGTTACGCGTAACGGGCGATATCAACGGCGGCGGGATGATCATCGACACCGCCGGTAACACGGCAAATCACAAGCACTGACAGCCCGCATTCGCGGGCTTTGTCTTATCTGGAGGACACCTTATGGCTGCCAAAAAAACTTTTTCAACTGATGAGGCAATCGCCTCGGACGCTACCGACGCCGCCGTTGCATCCGCACCGGAGGCGGGCGAAGCCGTGGCACAAGTCACTTTCGCCGACACCGTCTACACCTCGCGCTCGCTCTACCTGGCCAAGGGCGAGGACCTGCGCGAGTTCAAGGTGGTGGCCAAGCGCGTCAGTGTGCCGGCCGACGACGCCGAGGCGCTGGCCTTCCTGGCTGATCACCCTGAGCTGCAGCGCCTGGACGGCTGACCATGATTGGCCTGGATCGCCGCACTGGCGAATCAATCTCGGGCCTTGATCACCTGCGCCAATCCATCGAAGACATTTTGACCACGCCACTCGGCAGCCGCCGGATGCGGCCGGAATACGGCAGCAAGCTGCGGCGTTACGTCGACATGCCGGTCAACGATGGGTGGAAAAGCGCGGTACAGGCCGAGGTGGCCCGCGCCTTGGGCCGCTGGGAGCCGCGCTTGCGGTTGGAGCGTGTGGTGGTCACTTCGGTGCTTGATGGGCAGATCGGCATGACGCTGACCGGCGAGTACCTGGGCAGTTCTGCCGTCATGGAGGTAACCGCATGATCGACCTTTCCCTGCTGCCCCCGCCCGATGTGGTGGAGAGCGTGGATTTCGAGGAGCTGTATCAGGAAACACTGGGCATCTTCCGCGAGTTCATGGGGGACCAATGGACGGCGGTGCTGGAGTCCGATCCGGTGGTCAAGCTGATGGAAGTCATGGCCTACCGGGAAATGCTCACGCGTGCGCGGGTCAACGCGGCGGCCAAGGCAAGCTTGCTGGCCTTTGCCAAGGGTAACGACCTGGTGAACCGCGCCGCTGACTATGGCGTGGAGAAACTGGTCATTCGGCCGGCTGATCCTGATGCGGTGCCGCCGGTTGAGGCGGTGATGGAAGGCGACGAAGCATTGCGCTACCGCACGCGGCTGTCGCTTGAGGCCTTGTCAGTGGCCGGTAGCAGCGGCGCCTATGAGTATCACGGGCTGAGCGCGTCGGCCGAACTGACCAACGTGTCGGTCGACTCGCCACGGTTTGTCGGGGCGGAGTTGACGCCTGAGGTACGCGCCCAGCTGCCGCCCGGGGCCATTGTAGTGGTCTGCGACTACGACGCGGGCCTGGCAAACCCGCTGCCCGGCGACGTTTCGCTGGCCATCCTGCCCAGTCTGTCCAGCACCACCCCGGTGGCGCAGCTGGTGGCCAAGGTAAAGGCCGCCTTGTCGGCCGAGGAAGTACGACCGATCACCGACCGGCCCCGCGTGGCCGCCGGCGTGCCGGCTGAGTTCAAGGTGGAGGCCGAACTGCAGATCGAGGAAGGGCCAGACCCGGACGTGGTGAAAGCCACGGCGCGGGCTGGCCTGGATGCGGCCATTGCAGAAGCCCGCCGCCTGCAGGGGCAGTTGCCCCTATCGGCCATCTACGCCGCGTTACACGTAACGGGGATTCGTAGCGTGACCTTGAAGCAGCCTGCGGCCGGGGTTGTGTGTGACAAGCGGCATTACCCCAGCTGCACCTCGATCACGCTAACGTCGAAGGTGGTGGCATGAGCTTGTTACCGAACAACGCCACCCAGCTGGAGCGCGCCCTGGAGGCGGCCGCCGACCTTGGCCTTGACCCGGACATTATCCGGGGCGTGGCCGACTCGGCACGCTGCCCGCCGAACTTCCTGCCCTGGCTGGCTTGGGCATGGAAGGTCGAAGGCTGGGAGGCGGCTTACACCGACGACCAGCGCCGCGCGCTGATCCGCGAGGCCATTCCGGTCCATAAGACCAAGGGCACGGTCGGCGCAATCCGGCGGGTGCTCAAGGCAGTACGGGTCAATGCGGATTACAAGGAATGGCGCGAAATTCCCAACGCGGCGCCGTACACGTTCCAGGTCACGGCCTGGGCCAACGAGAACCGGCCGGGCGAAGGCTCGATCATTTCGCCGCAGCTGGAGGAGCGCTTGCGTGCCCTGGTCGATGCGACGAAGAACGAGCGCAGTCACTACACCTTCCGACTCGGTGCCCGGTTCGACGGTGGCCTGGTCGCCGCCGGGGCCAGTCAGGGCCAGCTGCTGCACCGCAAGACGGTGGAGCCTGCGCCCGTTCCGGTTGATCCCTCGGCGCAGGCCCTGCAGTTCGCCAACGCTACTCAGGCGCGGGGGCTACACCGGCAGACGCTGGAAATGCCGGTTGTGCCGATCCCGCTTTCTGAGCAGGCGCTGCAGTTGGCCAGCGTTACCCATGCGCGCGCTGTGACTCGGGGTTATGCCCAGGCGCAGCCCGTCCCGATCCATGCAGCGGCCACCGTATCGGTCGCCAATGCGCTGCGTACCCGTATCGTCGTGCGGGGCACGATGGAGGCTGTTTTATGAGTACCCCTTTACAACCGGTGATCACCAAGAAAGGCCTGGCGGCGGTCTGGAATGCCACCAGCACTGGCCTTTCTGCCGAGATCACCCACATCGCGCTCGGTACCTCGGGTTACACCCCGACCAACGAGCAAACCAGCTTGCGTGCCCAGGTGGCCAAGTACCCCATTGCCGGGGGCGAGCGGCTGAGCGACAGCCTGATTCACCTCACTGCCATCGCTGACGGCCCGGCCGCGTTTTGGGTGCGTGAAATCGGCTTTCTGTTAGCCGATGGCACGCTGTTGGCGGTCTGGTCGCACCCAACTGATGCACTGACCTACAAGCCGGCCAATACCGACTTGCTGCTGGCCTACGACCTGTCCTTGACGGCGCTGCCGGCGGATAGCGTGACCATCGTTAGCAGTCCGGCGGGCTTGAACCTGTCCTTGGCGGCGCCATTGGCGGCTATGGCCAGTGCCCTGGTCGGTGAGCAGTTGCGCAGCCTGCAGCAGCAAGACCAGATCACCGATCTGGCTCGACAGCAGCAAAGTACCGCCGAGCAGATGGCCCGCCAGTTGGCCAGTCTCACTGAGCGGCAGGGCACGGCCGAGTACCGGCACGCGGTCGATCATGAGGGAGCGCTGGCGGTCGGCATTCGCTCGGTCGAGGCAGTGCTGAGCGAGCAACTGCGCAGTCTGGACCTTCAAGACCAGATTGCGCTGCTGAGTCGTCAATTGCAGCTGGTCAGCGAGCAGGCCGACCGCCGCGACGTGCGCCTGGCTACGGCTGAGCGTCAGCATGAGGTCGACCACGAAGGCCTGCGCAGCATGGGTATCGCTGTCGCAGAAGCCACCCTTTCCACCCAAACCCAACTGACCCAACATATCAACGGAGCATAAAGCCCTATGAGTCTCGAAACTGAAATTGCAGGCCTCACCAGCAAGGCCACCGCACTGCTCGATTACTTCACCACCGCCAAGACTGCTATTGCCAAGGCTATTGCCGATGCGGTCGCCGCTGCGCCTGCTATCTCGCGCACCTTCTATGTCAACACGCTAATTGGCGATGACAACGCGCTGGGCAACGCCGACACTCCGCTGAAAACCATTGATCGAGCCGTTGCAGCAACGCCGGATGGCGGGGTGGTCGACGTGATCCTGGTCGAGGACTACACCCTGTCGAGTACCGTCTCGGCGAGAAGTCGCCGCATCATGGTCCGGGGTGAAACCGAGGGCTCCGTTACCCGCAAGCTCATTTTGAATGAGTATCTGGGGGCCAACGGCATGAAACGGTTCGGTGGGTTCCAGCTCAATCGTGCCGGTGCAATTGACTTCGCGGATCTGACCGTCTCCCTGCCCGACTCGGCCGGCGGCCTGTCTGCGGCTCAAGACACCTACTACGCAATGATCTATGCCGGCGGCAGCAAGGCCCCTGGTTTCATGCCAGTGAAACTCTACAACGTAGCGTTTGCCCTGCGGGGCACCTTCACCGGCAAGATTGTTGGTGCAGGTATCCCATGTGTTTCGTTGAGTGCGGTGAACTGCACCATTCCGGCCGCGTTGGAAGGTTGCTTGATTCAAGGCGTGGCGGCAGGTAAAGACCCCAACACCCTCCCATGGCTGACCACCAATATCACCAAGCTCTAACCCTTCTGAATCTGAGGCTCTCATGCGTAAAGACAATCTGAACGTCACGTTCAACGGCAATAACTACAACGGTTTTGTGTTCGGCCTGCTGCCCCTCGGTGCCGCGCTCCTCTGTGCCATCCAGCAAATTGACGAGGCCGCCGACAATGCCCGCGTCGCCGTGGTTGGCAACTCGCTTCGGGTTATCGAGTATCAGCTGGCCGAGCAAGAGGCCTTGGCCTTTCAGGCAGCTGGCTTCGAGGGGCCCGTGCCCGCCACTGTGCAAGCCTGGGTCGACGCGGCGGGCCTGGAGCCGCAAGCCGCCGCTGAGAGCATCCTGACTGAGGCCGCTGCCTGGAAAGGCGCGCTGTACGCGATCCGCGCGGCTCGCCTCAAAGGCAAGCAGGAGGCGCTCAAGGCGGCCACTCACGACGAGGCCGAGGCTATTGCCGACGTGGCCATTGCCGCGATCAACGCAAGCGTGGTTGGTGTCGGCAACGCCTGACCCATAGCCCGCCTTCCTTGAGCGCCCCGACTATCGGGGCGTTTTCGTTTCTGCATGGCCGCCACGCGCGGCCCTTGTCCTATCTGGAGCCCACATGGCTGGATTCTTTCACGGCGTTACCGTAACGAACGTTGACACTGGCGCGCGTAGCATTGCGCTGCCGTCGTCCTCGATCATTGGCTTGGTCGACACTTTCACCGAGGGCGCGGGCGCCACGGCCAAGTACAACGACCTGGTGCTGATCACCAACGAGCGCGAGGCGGTTGCCGCGTTCGGCGAGGCCTCGGCCATCACCAAGGCCTGCCGGGCCATCTACACCCGCGCCAAGGCCGTGATCGTCTGCTGTGGCGTGGCCAAGGCGGTCGATGCGGCCGCGCAAACCTCCTCGATCATCGGCGGCGTGCTGGCCAACGGTAAGCGTACCGGCCTGCAGGCGCTGTTGGATGGCAAGAGCCGTTTCAACGCCCAACCGCGGCTGATCGTAGCGCCCAAGCACAGCGCGACCCAGGCGGTGGCCACCGCTATGGATGCACTGGCCGGCAAGCTGCGTGCTGTGGCCATCATCGACGGCCCCGGCACCACCGACGAGGCCGCCATTGCCTACGCCAAAAACTTCGGTTCCAAGCGCGTGTTCATGGTCGACCCTGGGGTACAACAATGGGACACCATCGATAATGCTACCGTCGATGGGCCTGGCTCGGCCTGGACCGCCGGCCTGTTTGCTTGGACTGATACCGAATACGGTTTCTGGGCCTCGCCGTCCAACAAGGAGTTAGTCGGCATTACTGGCACCACCCGCTCGGTCGAGTTCCTGGACGGCGACGACACTTGCCGTGCCAACCTGCTGAACAACGCCAATATCGCGACCATTATTCGCGACGACGGCTATCGCCTGTGGGGTAACCGCACCCTGTCGAGCGATGCGAAATGGGCGTTTGTCACCCGCGTGCGGACCATGGATATGGTCATGGACGCGATCCTGTACGGGCACAAGTGGGCGGTCGACCGCTCGATCACCGCGACCTACGTCAAGGACGTGACCGAGGGCCTTCAGGCGTTCATGCGCGACCTCAAGAGCCAGGGCGCAATCATCAACTTCGAGGTTTACGCCGACCCGGTGCTCAACACGGCCAGCCAGCTGGAGCAGGGCAAGGTGTACTGGAACATCCGTTTCACCGACGTGCCACCGGCCGAAAACCCCAACTTCCGCGTCGAGGTCACCAACCAGTGGCTGACCGAAGTGCTCAACGCTGCCTAAGGAGGCCCCGACATGGCATTCATTCCCCAAATTCTCGCCAACACCAACCTGTTCGTGGATGGCAAAAGCTTTCAGGGCGATGTGCCCAGCCTGACCCTGCCCAAGCTCACCCTCAAAATGGAGGAGTACCGCCCCGGCGGCATGGATATGCCGATTGAGATGGACGTGGGCATGGAGAAGATGGAAGCCAACTTCACCACCACCGGCGTGCGCAAGGACTCGCTGAAGTTCTTCGGCCTGGCTGACGGCAACGCCTTCAACGGCGTGTTCCGTGGCTCGTTCAAGATCCAGAAGGGCGAAACCCTCGCGGTCGTCGTCACCCTGCGCGGCACCCTGAAAGAGCTGGACATGGGCGACTGGAAGGCCGGCGACAAGGCCGAGCTCAAGCACGGCATTGCCGTCACCTACTACAAGCTCGAAGTCGGCGGCGAGGTCATCTACGAGGTCGACCCAGTTGGCATGAAGCGTGTCATCAACGGCACCGACCAGCTGGCCAGCCAGCGCGCCGATCTCGGCCTGTAACCCCCCATTCCCCTCGCATCCCTTTTCAATTCAAGGACACCTCTCCATGAGCAAGCCAACCCCGAAGTACCTGACCCTGACCGCTGAGAACGTCACCATTCGCCTGTCCAAGCCCACCACCATCAATGGCGTTGATCAGGCCACCGTCACCCTGCGCGCGCCGACCGTGAAGGATATTCGCAGCGCGGGGCAGACCTCGGACGGCGACGATGAGCAGCGCGAGCTGAACCTGTTCGCCTCCCTGGCCGAGGTCGGCATCAAGGACCTGGAAGAACTCGCCTACAAGGACTACAACCGCATCGCCACCGGTTACAAATTTCTGGTGCAAGAAGACGAACTGTAATCCCGAGACCCTCAAGCACGCCGCCAAGCGTCTCGCGGCCGAGCTGCATTTCTCGGCCGCTGAAATCATGACCATGTCGTATGCCGACATGGTCTGGTGGCTGACCGATTGAGCTTGCACAGGGGGTAACCGATGGCAAGCAAGGTAGCGTTATCGCTGGTGATCGGCGGCGCCGTCGCGTCGTCACTCGGTGCCGCGTTCAAAACCGCCGAAAACGGCATCCAGAAGCTGGAAGCCAAGGGCAACAAGGCCAAGGTGCTGAAAAGCACCATTGGCGAAACCATCAAGCTGCGCGAGGAGTGGAAGCGCGCGCATGACAGCGGCGCGGCCGGTGCCGACAAGCTGCAGCGCAAACTGGACAGCAACCTAGATGCCTTGCGCAAGCAGGGGATCGAGGTCGGCAGGCTCGGGCGCGAGTACCAGCGCCTGGGGCGCGAGGCGCGCGCCGCCGATCTGCAGCTCAAGGGCCACCAGCAGCTGCAGTCGGGCAAGGAATCGCTCAAGTCGAATATCGGTAGGGCGGTGGTGGCCACGGGCGCCGCTGCTGTGCCGACGATGATCAGCGCGAACTACCAAGCGATCGTCCGTGACATTGCGATCAAGGCCGATATCGCCAACAAGCCCGAGGAGCAGCAGCTTACCCGGACGGTGATCGACACGGCCAAAGACACCGGCATGTCACGCAATGACGTGGCCGACCTGGTCAACCAGCTGGTCGGTGCCGGCATGGAGCTGGACAAGGCGCTGTCGTATGCGCCGGTCGCGGCCAAGTTCGCGGTCGGCCAGGGCGCCTCGGGCGTCGACACCGCGTCGATGATCCAGGCGCTGGAGCAAAACGCCAAGATCAGCGACCCCAAGGTCATGCAGCAGGCGCTGGAGGCCATTGCCTACCAAGGCCAGGCGGGCAGCTTCGAGGCCAGCGACATGGCCAAGTGGTTCCCGCAGCTGCTGGCCAACATGGAGAAAAACGGCGTTACCGGGATCGATGCGGTGACCTCGCTGGGCTCCATGTTGCAGGTGCAGATGAAGACGGCCGGCAGTTCCGATGAGGCGGCGAACAACCTCAAGAACTGGATGGAGAAGATCGGCGCCGGTGATATCAAGAAGGCTTACAGCGATGTGGGCATTGATTATCAGGCGTCGCTGAATACCGGCCTGCAGAAGGGCATGAACGTCATTGAGGCGTCCATGGCCTTGGCTATGCGCTACGTCGAGAAGACAGACCCGGCGACGGCCAAAAAGATGAAGGAGGCCCAGGCCAACATCGACAAGGAGGCCGATCCGGAGAAAGCCAGGGCTGCGCTGGAGGCGCTGGAGAAGACCCTGCGCACCGGCGATATCTTCGCCGACATGCAGGTCAAGGCGGCGCTCACCGCCTACGGGCAGAACCGGGGGCTGTACGAAGAACTCAAGGCCGACTCCAAGAAGGCCTCGGGCATCCTCGACAAGAACCTGGCTGAGCGCCGCGAGACCTCGGCGCAGCAGTGGGCCGAGCTGGGCCAGGCGGTCGACGACTCCATGCGCAGCATTGGCGATGCCATCCGCCCGGCCACCGACCTGGCGGCGCAGGGCCTGACCAAGGTTGCCCGGGGCATCACCTCGCTGTCGGATCAGTTCCCGTCGATTGCCATGGGGATTGGCGGCATCACGGCGGCGGTGATTGCATTCCTGAGCGCGCGCAGTGCGCTGCGTGTCGGTCGCGGGGTGTTCAACATCGCCATGGGCCGTGGCCTGGAAGGACTCGCGGGCCGCGCTGGCAAAGCCGAGCGTGCGCCGATCAAGTTGCCCAAGACCGGCAGCAAGGTGGTCGATACCGGTCTGGGGCTGCTGGGCAAGGTGTTTTCGCCGGGCTCGAAAGTGCCTGGCCAAGCCGATGATCCGGGAGCGGCCGCCAACGACACCCAGCGCGTGTTTGTGGTCAACGCCGATGCCTTCGGCGGCATTGGCAGCAGCGTTGCAAATAGCGGCCCTGCAGGGCCTGCTAGGAGTAGTCGCAGAAGTCGGCGGCGTGAGCGTCGGCGCGCGGCCCGGCAGGTCGCCCCGGCGCGGCCGGCGCCTGCTGTCGAGGCCTCCAAAGCCCCAAAGGCCGCGGTGGGCAAGGTTCGGCCACTGCCTGCGGCGTTGTCGGCCCTGACCGCCGCCGATGACTTGGGCAAGGTGGCACGCTCGGTGCGCGGTGTCTCGCGTCTGGCCAAGAATCTGCCAGGGGGCAACATCATCGATGCTGGTGCGGCTGCGATCGATGTCGCGCTGAACGCTGAGACCAAGGACGAGAAGGCTGAGGGCTACGGTGGCGCCGCCGGCAGCTTGGCGGGCACCCTTGCCGGCGCTGCAGCCGGGGCCGCCATTGGTTCCGTGGTGCCGGTGATCGGTACCGCCGTGGGTGGTGCTGTCGGTGCCGTCCTGGGCGGCATGGGGGGCGAGTCTTTTGGCGGCTGGCTGGGCAAGCGCTGGTTCGGCGACGAGTCGGCCGACGGTCAAGCCGAGCCGGAATCGCCGCCGGCACTGGGAGAAGCATTACGCGTAACAATGATGCCGGCCAAGGAAGTCGATCCTGAGCCCGTTACAGCTCCGGCCAACCCTGAGCCGCCGTCGGCGACGAAGGCACAATCCGAGCCGGCGATGCCCAAACTGGGCGACACGGTGCGGGAAGTGGCCACTCCGGCGCCGATGGAGCCAGCGGTTTCGTACGATCCTCGCGACCCCGAGTCGAAAGATCCGTTCCTGCTGCCGGCGTTGACGGCTGGCAAGCTGCGGTTCCCCGGCGCTGGTCTGGTGCGGCCGCAGCCTCAATCAGAGCCCCCAGCAGTTCCCGAGGCGCTACCCGAAGCACCTGCTCCGAAGTTGGGCGGCACGGTACGAGAGGCGGTTACCCCGGCGCCGGTGGAACCGGCGGTGTCGTATGACCCGCACGACCCCGCGTCGAAAGACCCGTTCCTATTGCCGGCGCTGACGGCCAACAAGGTGCGGTTCCCTGGTGCTGGCCTGGTGCGGCCGCAGGCTGAATCAGAGCCCGAGCGCGGGCCACCGGCGCCCAAACTGGGGGCTGCGGTGCAGCAAGCAGCACCGGCCCCCGTCCCGGTACCGGCCAAGCCCGAGGTGTCGTATGGCCCGCGCGATCCGGCCTCGAAAGACCCGTTCCTGTTACCGGCGCTGACGGCCAACAAGGTGCGGTTCCCGGGTGCCGATCTGGTGCGGCCGCAGCCTCAAGCCCAGCCGGCGGCAGCTGCCGGGCTGGGTGATGTGGTGCGGGAGATGACCAAGGCGGCGGCGCCGCCGGTACCCAAGCTGCCGGATGTGGCCCAGCCTGCCAAGACGGCAGGGCCGCCACCGGCTCCGAAGGTGGATCAGGAGTTTTCATTCTCGCCAACCATCAAGGTCGACGTGCAAGGCGATGTGAAAGATCCGGCCCAACTGGTGCGTGAAATGGAAGCGCCTTTGCGCAGTATGTTCGAGGCGTTCCAGCGCGAAGTCGTTTCGCGCATGTCCTCGGCGCAGCTGTTCGATCAACCCCACGTTTAAGGAGGGCCTATGCCCTACATGGAGCAGCTGGAATCTTCGCTGTCCAGCCTGGTGGCAGCGGGGGAGGCCGGCCGGAAAAGCGCCGACGGCATGCTGGTCCCGCTCAACGGCGCTATCAGTAGCATTACTGGTGCCGCGTCTGAACTGGAGAGCATTCCGTTTCTACCGCCCGAGATGGGCGCTAAGGCGGGCCGGCTGGTGCGCAGTATCGGTGTGGCACAGGCGCGGGTCGGGCAAATAACGTCGACCTACAGCCGGGCTGTATCGGGCGTCAGTCAGGTGCAGGAACGCCTCGGCACGTTCAAGCAGATGGCCAGCAAGGTGTCGTCGGAGGTCAACCGGGTGGCTGGCAAGGTCAGCCCTTCGCTGTCCAACATCCTGCCCAGTGGCGGGCTGCTGGGCTCGGCCACGCCGACACCGGAGGCGGTGGCGCCGTTCCCGCACCTGCTGATCATCCAGCCGCATGAGCCGAACGCCCAGCCGTATTACTTCAACCTCGGCACGGCCGCGTTTGACGAGCTGCGCCGGCAGGCGTCGTTTCGTTGGGCGGGGCAAGAGCGCTTGCGCCGCAGCGTGGCGCAGCAGGCCGTGGGCCTGGGTGAGGAAAAGATCACGCTCAAGGGCGCGATCTTCCCGAACCACAAGGCCGGGCTCAAGCAGCTCAACACCTTGCGCTCCATCGGCCGCAACCTGCGGGCGTTGAACCTGGTGACGGGTTACGGCGAGGTACTGGGCGACTGGTGCCTGGTCAGCATCGAGGAGGAGCAAAGCCACCTGTTGGCCGGCGGTATCCCCCGAAAACAAGGCTTCACCCTGGAGTTTGTGAGCTATGGCAACGACCTGCAGAACGTCTGACGGTGATCTGCTCGATGTGATCTGTCAGCACCATTACGGGCACCTCAACGGCACGGTCGAGGCCGTGCTTGATGCCAACCCGGATCTGGCCAGGCAGGCGCAGCCGTACCGCGCCGGCCTGCTGATCCGGCTGCCGGATCTGCCGGCGCCTGCAGTCGAGCTGCTGCAGCTGTTCGGCTAAACCGCGTTACGCGTAACGAACCCCGCCCCGTGCGGGGTTTTTCGTTCCTGGAGCAAGCATGAAACCCACGTATCAAATCGTCGCGGATGGCAACGACATTACCGCGCTGATCAATGACCGCCTGTTGCTGCTGCGCACCTCGGACAAGCCCGGCATGGAGTCGGACGAGTTCGAGCTGCGCATTGACGACCGCGATCAGGCCGTCGCGCTGCCGGCGCGCGGTAGCAGCGTGGTGGTCATGATGGGCTATGAGGGCCAAGGATTGACCCGCCTGGGGGCCTACACCGTCGACGAGGTGGAGCTGAGCGGGCCACCCGACACCATCGTCATTCGCGGTAAGGCCAGCGACATGCGCGGCAGCGGCAAGACCGTGCGCAGCGGCAGCTGGGAAAACGTGCCGCTGTCGCAGATCGTCGGCGAAATCGCCAAGCGCAACGGCTGGGAGGTGTCTTGCCCGGTCGACACCAAGGTCGAGCGCATCGACCAGCGCAACGAGTCGGATTACAACTTTGTCACCCGCCTGGCCAAGCAGTACGACTGCACCGCCAAGGTGGCCGAGAGCAAGCTGCTGGTGATGCCGCGCCAAGGCGGGCAGAGCACCACCGGCAAGGCGCTGTCGGTCATCACCATCAACAAGACGGACGTTTCCCGGTACCAGTTCCGCCTCGGCGACCGCAACTCGCAGAAGGCCGTGAAGACCCAGCACCAAGACCCCAAGACCGGCAAGTTGCAGGTGGTCGAGCTGGCCAACGAGGAGTCACCGGACGGCCTGCCGCCGGTGCATACCGACCGTCACGTCTACCCCAACAAAACCGCCGCCCAGCAGGCTGCCAAGGCCCGTCTGGCTGCGTTCAACCGCAGTACGGCCGGAGTGCGCCTGGAAATGCCCGGTCGCACCGACCTGTTTGCCGAACGCTCGATCAACGCCCAGAGCTTCAAGCCGGGGCTCGATGGCGAGTACCTGGTGGATGGGGTAGAGCAGGTCTTCACCCAATCCGGCTGGACCACGACTGTCGAGTGCAATGGCGGCAAGAAGGGCAAGGCCAAGGCCTCTGGCAAAAAAAAGAAAGACAGCAAGCCGCTCAAGGTCGAGCAGCTGTAACCCCTCGGCCGCACACGGTCATCATTACTGGAGAAATCAATGGCTATCTCGGTTCAACAACTTCAGAAGATCTACCCGAACGCCGGCTCGAAAGCCGGCGTTTTTGTTCCCGGCCTCAACGCAACAATGGGCAAGTACTCGATCATCACCCCTCGGCGTATGGCCGCGTTCCTTGCACAAGTGGGCCATGAGTCGGGCCAGCTTGTGTATGTGCGAGAGCTTGGTAACGATGCCTACCTGGCCAAGTACGACACCGGGCGGCTGGCGGAACGACTCGGCAACACCCCGGCGGCTGATGGCGATGGTCAGCGGTACCGTGGCCGTGGGCTCATTCAGGTCACCGGCCGCGACAACTATGAGGCCTGCAGCGAAGCGCTGTTCGGTGACAGTCGCTTGCTCAACACCCCCGACCTGCTCGAGCAGCCTGTCTACGCGTCGCTGTCGGCCGGTTGGTACTGGCAGCGGGCAGGACTCAATAGCCTCGCGGACAAGGTGCTGCAGGCCGATGACTCGGTGTTCGAGTCGATCACCCGCCGCATCAATGGTGGCCTGAATGGGTTGAAAGATCGCCAGGCGCTCTATAAGCGAGCGCTTGAGGTGCTGCAGTAATGTCGCTGAATTGGCGTATCGCCTTGCTGGCCGCTGCGGTCGGGCTCTATGCCGGCGGCCGGGGCGTCTGGGTTTGGCAGGCCAGCGAGTACGGCAGGCAACTTGCTGATCAGGCTGCAGATTATGTCCAGCAGCTGGCGGATAAGGATCGGGCTTACGGTCGTGAGCGTGAGGAAGCTGCAACTGCTGCCCTGGAGCAGTTGGCGGAACAGAAAAGTCAGCGCACAGACCTGGAGGATCGCCTGCAGGAGCAGGGCAAAACACATTGGCAGGAGATGAACGATGCACAACAGATTCAAGATCGCCTGCGTGACCGGCTGGCTACTGCTGACTTGCGGCTGTCAGTCCTTGTCGACGCCGGAGCCTTTGCCGCCCCGGGTGGTGACGGTGGGGTGCGAGAAGCCGCCGGCGCCGGAAGCGTGGTTCATGGCGCCGTACGCGCCCGACTTGACCCAGCGCATGCTCAACGAATTATCGGCATCACCGACACCGGTGATCGGGGACTGATCGCACTGCAGGCCTGCCAGGCCTACGTCCGCGAAGTCACCAAATGAAAAGAGGCGAGCCGGGTAGATGCGCCAACATCCAGCCCGGCCCGCCGAACCCGCAGACCCTTCCTGCAAGTCCAGCCGTAGCCTCTGCCTTGTGCACAAAGCGCGGCGAGCCTAACACCTGTTTATCCATACAGTAAAGACTTGCATATATATGACCTCTCCTATCATTCCCTGGATGGGTGGCAAACGCCGCCTGGCCGACCGCCTAATCCCACTCTTTCCCCCTCATGAATGCTATGTCGAAGTCTTCGCCGGCGGTGCCGCGTTATTCTTCATGCGTCCCCAGCCCGCTCCGGTGGAGGTGCTGAACGATCTCAACGGTGACTTGGTCACCCTCTACCGTGTTGTGCAGAACCACCTGGAGGAGTTCGTGCGCCAGTTCAAGTGGGCGCTCAGCTCCCGGCAGATCTTCGAGTGGCAGAAGATGACCCGCCCCGAGACCCTGACCGATATCCAGCGGGCCGCCCGATTCTTCTACCTGCAGCAGCACGCGTTCGGCGGCAAGGTCACCGGGCAGACGTTCGGCACCGCCACCACTGGGCCGGCCATCAACCTGCTGCGCATCGAGGAGAACCTGTCCGCCGCCTGGCAGCGTCTCGCCGGCACTTATGTCGAAAATCTGTCCTGGCTCGCCTGCGCCGAGCGCTACGATCGAGCGCACACATTCTTCTACATGGACCCACCGTACTGGCAGACCGCAGGCTATGGCGTGGATTTCCCATTCGAGGAGTATGAGCGCATGGCCGAGTTCATGCATGGGTGCAAAGGCAAGGTGATGGTCAGCATCAATGACCACCCGGAAATCAGGCGCGCCTTCGACGGCTTTCACTTCGAGTACTTGGATATCCGCTATAGCAACACGAACCAGCGGCAGTGCAAGGCGGAGGTGACCAACGAGCTGGTGATCATGAACTGGCAGCCTTCCTCGCTGGGTGGCTTGTTCTGAGGCTCTGCAGCAGCCTAGATTAGCCGGATAGGTTAGAGCTGTGCGTCGCCGGCTTGCTCGGCCAATCGCTGGCAGGCGACGTTGTCGACCAGGATATCCATGCGGTCGATGGCGGAGTGAAGGCGGTGTCCCATTTCTAGGCCTATGAAGACACCCTCGGCGGTCGCGTGCGCGATCAGGCAATTGACAGGGCTGGTGGCGGCCTCAATCTATTCGAGAACCTGGCGGAGTCGCTTCTGGGCTTCAGCAGGTAACACCAAGCCGGGGGCAATTGGGGTGTGCTCGGGTATGCTTAGGACGCTTGGGGTTGGGGGCGACCTAACAGACAGATTGTCATCGTCAGTTTACGAGGATCGGAAGAAGTCATGATGCAGCATCCTTTGAGAGAGTGTGTGATCAAGAAGTTCATAGATAGCTGGTCGCGTGCTCGCCCCTCAACAGGAGCTGACGCAGTAGAGAAATTGACAGATCTTTACGACAGATTCAAAGAGGCAGGACTTGCCGATGGGCATTTCGAAACCCAACTTTGCAGAGGGCCAGCCGCCGCGTACTCTCAGCGAGTCGGCGAAATGCTGCTTGCTGATTACTTGTGGCGAGATGGATTTAAGTTGCGCAGCAAAGCAATAGGCCCTGATTTTTTTGCAGAAAAAGACGGCGAGTCAATCTGGATTGAGTTGCATACGCCAGAGCCTGCAAGGGTGCCTAGTGAGTATTTCGACTTCCTTCCTGGGAGGGTCTTTAATGTACCTCATACGGAGTTGAGTTTGCGGTGGACATCGGCGTTTGCTCAAAAGAAAAGGCAGTTTGATAAGTATATTGCTGATGGGGTTGTGGGTATCTCCGATAAGTGTGTGATTGCCATTAATTCCAGTTTGCTAAATCGGAGAGGATTTCCAGATTTCACTGGGATCAGCACGCTGCCCGTACCGGTTGAGATTTTGTTTGGAGTAGGGGCGAAGCAATTTGTAATTGATAGGTATACTGGTGATGTTGTTGGTCAGGATTTTGAGTGTCGTCCATCTATTTTGAATCACTCCGGGGCGTCTGTTCCTGCTAATAGTTTTTTTGCTAAAGAGAATAAAAGCATAAGTGCAGTTTTGGGTGTTGTTCTCACCGAGCAGAGCATTCTAGCAGGCGAGTATACGTCAGCAATGATATACAATCCATTTGCGGATGTTCCCATAGCATTAAGAATCCTAAGTGCAATGGAGCACTGGGTGTGTAGGGGGGCAGAACAAGATTTTGTGATAGAGATCGCTCAGTAAATATTTAATGCGTAATCGGAAGGCTGTTCGCTAATTGGGCCGATTATTTAACCTGTACGATGATAAAGGATAGATTTTTAAATGGATGCGCTGAGAAGGGCTTTGAAACCTACACTGCTTGATGTGCTTTCAATATTTATTGCTTCGATTCTAGGCGCTGTGATTGTATTGGTTACCTTTAAGTATGAGTTTTTTGCGGGGTTTATTGCATACTTAGCAGCTGCGGCTTCCGTTGTGTTTGGGATCTATCTCTCGAAAAGGCTTCGAAGTGATGCGGTGGCGCATGCAGTAAATATTTTTGTTGTGTCTCTGGTGTGCATAAGTGTGACCTTTAACACGACTCAAATTCTGGCGGGTTTTATGATTCGCCACATGAGTGGCTTTATGAGCAAGGATGTCGAAGATTTTACAAATAAATATGCGCTACCAGGTTCCGAGGTTGAGCTATTGGTGTGGACAGTGCTCACTACTTTTGCCCTCGTCCTTGCTAATCGTTGGGGGAGCGAGTTTTTCAAGGGTGAGCGGAGTCGCAGAAAAGATGCAGATGTATTAGAGAAGTTTTGCTTGTTCATCTTGTGGTTGACCTCGTTTCCAGTAAATGTGGTATTGGTGCTGTTGCTGCTGGTCGCCTCTTTCATACTCATGTTTCTTAAGAACGACATTGCGTTGTTTGCAGCGGCAGGAGGCCCGATTACGATTATTGGATTGCTATCGACTGTAAAGTTCACAACTATCGAGAAGTATCTTAAGCGAGAAGAATTAATTGTAACCAGCACTGGAATGACTGGCCCTCCAGTTTCTCAGGCGGATTCCGAAATTATCGCGGCGCGGAGTCAGGAGGCAACTCGTCAGCGTCTGGCACTTGAGTTGAGGTCAGAATTGACCGGTATAGGGCTGACCGTGTTTGGTACCATTCTTTGGGCTTATGGAGCATATTTGCCGATCTTGTAGTGGCTAAATACTACTTCTCGACTCGCTAGCTAACAGTGTCAGCCCTAGCTTCCAGAAAACTCACCGACAGCTAGCTTCATCAAACCCTCAGAGCCTGTGTAAATCAATCTGTAGTGCTGTCCCGCAGCAGGGTCTGGCCCCGCCTCTAGTAGCATAGGAGGCAGTGGGCAGATTTGATTCAAGCGCGTGGACGCTCGATCCCGATGGAGATTACTTCCGTGTGATTGTCCAGCGTCATCCGGACCGCCATAACATTGTCGTGGATGTGGATCAAGCGGCGTTGACTTAGCCAGAGGAACAGCTCCTCCAGTGCTGCTCTGATGGCAAAGTAGGGTTGAGCGGTCATAGCCCGCCCTGTCTCGCCCCGTGGGCACCGCGCTCACGGCCGAGATTACCATTCATATTCTGCGAAATGCGGCAGCCTGATTATAAAGGGATAGACTCGTCCATGAAGGTTCCTGACTCTATTGTCATTCCTTTGAATTCTTTCCATTTCTTCAGCTGCCGGGCATAGTATTCGGATCCGGGAGATAGTGTTGACCCCATAGAATTAAGCTCCAAGTCCCTTATGTTGACGGTCCGAGATGAAGCGCAAATGTCAACTTCTTGGAAGAGGAAGTCAAAAACATAAGTTTTTTTATCAGGTGCGCCAAAATTTGCGAAGCGATTTTTAAGTTTTAGGTTTACGATTTCTCGTATTGTTTCCTTTTCATGCTCAGACATTCTTGCGCCAAAAATTATGCCTACAATTTGACTAAAATCATAATAAAAAAGCCTTTGTAAGTTGCTGTAGGTTGATTCTCCGGATATGTATTTGCTTGGTTGGGGGAGCAAGAGTCTGCACTCTTTTTCATATTCCCAGCATTTGTTCTTTGTTAAGAGTTGGTTTTGAATGGTTGAGTGGTACTGAAGTCGGTCCGGCTCTGGCAAATGGGGATAGCCAGTAAAGTGGCAGGGGAGTAAACTAAATGCATCAATTGCGTCCAGTTGATCCCTATAGTGCACTTCATTTACTTTGAAGCGATGTCCAATATGTGCACTGTGCGCATTTGAGACTTGAAGTGATTGTTTTGTTCTGTTGGGGCATTGATGGAGATAGCCATCTATGGGGCGGTAGACAATGCAGTAGCCTTGATGGCTGCTTGCATAGTGTGACCACATAAGCATGTCGCTAGGGTTTTTTGATAACGAGACGGAATAGCCAGATCCGGGAGAGTAAAGTGACAAGGTTGACTCTAGAGTATCGAGTTTATTTCGAAACTCAAGAAGCTCTTTGAATGTTGTGGTTTTGTCTTTGAAGGTTGTGGTTATGATTATTTGTTTGTGTTTTTCGAAGTCTTGTAGCAGTTGTTCATATGATATGGGGCACAGGTTTGCAATATAGGTTGCTATAATTTGAGCTTCATTCGCATCTTCCCAAATTTTCGTTGATATCAAATTCCAAGTTTCAAGAGAGTTTCCATGGAATTCGAATTTTGATTGCATCTCTATAGGGTCATTTAGCTCTTCGCGCGATGCAAAGTACCATTCGTCATATAGCAGCCCTTTTTGTGATAGGAGGCCAGAAGGTCTATATCGATATATAAGCATTTTTTGAGTTCCTCCTCATGGAGCTAGGGCTTAGATGTTAAAGCACGCTGGGTGCGTATTGATGGTATGAATATTTAATGCGTTAACTAAGTGTGTGCTCATGTGAGAGCAGTGGGTCATTATCTACGGTGTGCGGCCATTATATGCATCGAGCGCACTTTACTTTCGATAGATTCAGAAACTATCAGTAAGGACGTAGCGCGACTAGAAGTTTAGCGCTTGGGAGGCGTCCGAGTAGTGTTCGTTTAATGTCAGGCATAGCATATACGCGCTGGCACCGGATTGGTACAAAAATGGTACAGGCTTGGGTTGCTTCGCTGCGTTGTGTCTACTGGGTTGCGGGGAGACCATGCCCGATCCATCATCGGCATAAGAGAGCAGTCGTTTCTGACCCAAGGCTCGACTCGTCGAGGCGAGGCCCTCGTTGTCATTGCGCCAGCACCTTCGGAGTTTACACCCTGCCGAAGACGCGACGATTGCGCTAGCATCGACTTCGAACCCACGCATGGAAGCCCTCAATGAAAGCTGGTCACGAGAAACCAATTGACGCGGTAGCGGCACGGGTTGTCGCAAAAGGTGAGCAGTTTGAATACCAGGCAAACGCTACCAGTCTGGATTCCGATCTGCCCCTGGCTATCAAATCAGTCCCGGATGCTGCTAGAGCCAACCCGTCTTTCAGAAATTACACCGGGGACCGATTTGGACGTTTCACGGTCATGGGACTTTCGGCCGACAAAAAAGGGCGTTGGGTATGTCGGTGTGTCTGTGGTCGTTACTCCATGCGGAGCAGCTCGGCCATAGTCAGTTCTGCCGAGGATGCATGTTGCGATCAGTGCTACTTACAGGCAGTTTCAAAGCGTCAGGAGCATTTGCGTCGGTCAACGAAAGACCGTCCAACCAAGGATTTTCTGGCTTGAGCGCTACAGACGAATCTTAGTCTCTGCTGCGACAGCTTAGGGCAATTTTAGGGCAAATCTGGGGCCGCCTAGGGGCGCTTAAGGTCATTTTGCTCTATGTGTCCTCCAGTAAAATAGGGTCTGGTGCGGCCTAGCGGGCGTTGCGGGCGGGTTCAAATCCCTATCTCTCCGCCATACATACGAAACCCCCGTAGATTAAGGTCTGCGGGGGTTTTTCGTTTCTGAATTGTACTACTCAGTTGTACTACTCAAACCCCCGTTGCCGCACGCCAAATCCTTCGCTATGTCCTCGATTTCCAATCGATTGATAACCAGTGCGGCTTCAAGTCCCTCCGGTTAGTTCGCCTACCAATGCCGCGTGGCAATTGGAAAACAGCTCTGCAACTTGCTTCAGCGTGCCGATGATCTCTTTGGCTCGTGTGTCGTCGTGTGAGAAGGTTTCAACCACGTTGTCATTTTGGTCAAGCATCAGTAGTGTTTTGGTTGGCTTTTGGTGCTGCTCCATTCTTGAAAGCAGAGCATCATAACTGTCCTCCCGGATGACGGATTTCTCTTTGTCTTTTACCTTGTCCTTCGTAACTGGATAGCGGAAGAACGTACTTGATGAATCTGTTGCCTCGATCTCACTGACCCATTGCCCTAGTTCGACGGGGAAGCTCCAATCTGTGTTTGTATGGTTGGACAGGTATTCGGCGTGGTCTTCAAAAAGCGAGCAGAAGTGTCGATAGAGCGGTAGCAGGCCGTGGACGTTATACATAGGCTTCCACTTTGCCCCGTCGAGGATTTGAGGTTCGCCGCTTGCTGGAATTGTCCCATATGGGATGTTGAGTTTCCGGTGAAAAATGATGATCGCTGACTTCAGGTAAAGCTCTATAGCGTGCCGGTATAAAAAGCTCACAGGCAGATGAGCATTGAAGGTTGAGGTGTTCTCTCTTGAGTCTTCAAGAGCATCAGCAGCATCCCTGAACGAGTCTGCGACTGCACCAAACCCTGAGTCAAAATGCCTATCTAGCGGTAGCATCATGTAAAGCATGACTGGCCTCATCCATAGTCTTTTTGGTGTCCGCGGAGACCGCCTACAGTCGGACATTTAACACCAATTGTTACTGGCAAGGTATGCAAAACGCGATGAGCGAAGCTAGTGCGCCCTGAGACTGATCGAGCTGCGGCGTTTGAGCACCCTTCGGGTTGTGGTCATGCCGGACAGCACCGCACACTACGAGACGATCTAGAATTCATCTGTCAGAGCTTCAAGCACGAGAAATGATCAATGGGGATGGTGTATGAGCGAAAGGTCTATCACACAGTTCTTTTCTGCCTTGAAGGCTCCACTCCGCATGATGAGGCAATCTTGGGGAGCCGTGCGGGAAGATGGAGCTGTGTTCCTGCGAGTCTGGCAGGATCGGTGCGAGACGCATGACGGCGTTCGGTATGTACAGTTAACGCATCTGGAGAAGTACGGCGGGGATGGCAGCAACTTTGGGTACAACGAACGACGCACCCACGTTGAAATGATTCGCGACGGTGCTTCCTGCTACTTGGTGATGTGTTTGGCGAAGGACACAGAAGCCAGCCCACGTGACATCAAGTCGTTCAACAAAGACACAATCTTTGTGGGAGGGTCGTTGAAGCAATTCGACGGGGAGTGGTGGGTCGAGCTTGCAGGTAAGGTTGCTTCTCATGAGCTCATGTCAGATTCGCAATGACAGCGACAGAAGGCAATGTGATTTTTCCATTCTGCTTCGCGGGCGGTGAGAACACAACAACTATTCCTGTTGCACCGTTTAGATAAAAGGCAAAAACCAACATTATGGCTGCACTGGGGCTGGAACTGGATTTAACAAAGGATTGATAGAATGATAGTGCAGGATGAATTTCAGAAGCTTTTAGAGAAAATCACTAATACTGACGTGTACAAAAGAGTGTCCACTGACATCTTCCATGAGCAGGAGAAGAAACTGATTCAGCACCATAAGCAGCTTCCAGACTGGGTGGGTAAAGAAGATCATGGTCCTTGCTACTTCGTAAGGTACACATCGCCATCGACCTCAGAAGAAGTCACGATCAAAACCAAGACATATAAACTGCAAGACCAGATTGAGCTGAATACGCTGCACAAGCTCAAAACCTATCAGTGGCTACTGGCAGAAGCATATGAAGCGTTTGAGGACTTTATAGAGATAGTATACGCGGACTGTGGCGTAAGGGGCAGTAATCTGTGGGTGCGCCCTGATGATTGGAGGCATGAGGGCTCAACAAATTTAAGCGACTACTTAAAGCCTCGCAAGAAAGGTAGCAGCACTCCTTATATACAATTGAGTGCATTGCGTGAGCGATCTACACACTTCCGAGAACATGAGGCGAAGGAAGGCAACAACTATCGTGTGGTTTTTGTGCTCATTGAGAAATTCCGCCACTTGATTGTGCATCAAGGTGGTTACTGCTTCGGTTTCAACACTCTCATGAAAAAGATACAAAGAGAGTTGGTCGGAGTGAGTTTTGAAGGTGTCCGCTCATACGTCAAGTCATACTTGATTCCGCACAGAGAAGCATTGCTGGTTGATCTCCTTGAGTTTCCCGTTGAGGATGGGCCAGGAGCAGTCATCGGGGCTTACCATGATACTATGCAATCGCTATTCAATACGCTAATTGAGTACGCAGTGTTGGTGAAGGAAAGCATTGAGCTTGACAATGCAGAACTGCAGCTGACGCACTAGAAAGTCTTCACAAAAGCTGTGTGGCACCCATCCTCAACGGAGAAGCTTATGGGCACCGTTAGAAACTTTCTCACCACGATCAAGAATAGCGAACAAGCATTAGAACTTTTCAAAGATGGCGGCGAAGTGGCAATTGATTCTGTATTGGAAGATAGTGGGGTTGACGGCTTGTTGGAAGATATCCCCATCCTCAATATTGCCGTTAGCTTGTACAAGATGGGGAACAAAGTTTCGGCATACTTTTTCGCAAAGAACATGCTTGCCTTTCTCTGTGAGATTGACAAGGTGCCTAACCAAAAGCGCATTGAGTTTTTAAATGATAACTGCGCTGACGATGCCGGAATAGAAAACGTTGGCGAGGTGGCATTGATGATCTTAGACAAGTTGGACCATCCTAAGCTTGCTGCTATGCTTGGGCGTGCCTTTGCGTTCCTGACCCTTGGCATGATAACCAAGTATTCCTTCGACATCTATGCTCACACAATCAAAATCATGAACCCATACCTACAGCAGCAGTTAAAGCAATGTTATCAATTCAAAGGAATGATAGGCGTTGATGCACCTGCGGCTCAAATCCTAGCAAACTATGGATTGCTTAAGGTCGGATATAAGCTCAATCGGAGTGGAGATACTTCAGATATGCCGCTCTCCATAGATACCACTTCTTTTGGAGAAATGTTCTATAGCAGAATCGTCATAGGCAGCGATACCTACTGATTTTTCAGCCCCCGCGCCGCGACAGGTTAGCACATTGGGGTTGTTCTTGATTTCTGGCGGGAGATTGAGTATTGCAAAGGCAAGCAACCTTAGGTGCGGCCAGATGTTGGTCGCCCCCTAAACCACCCACCACCTAGCTGACAAGGGAGCGATCCATGCCGTCAATCTTGGACGATATCATTCGCCATAAAGCTCGAAAGCTTGCCAAGCGACACATTCAGCGGGCATTGAACGACCTAATGCATGGCGGGCATTTTGACTTTGAAGATTGCCAACGAGAAATCCGTGGCAGCTATTGGCAGCGTAAAAGCGTCAACTTTGTTTTCGATAGGGCGTATGACGGCCCTTGGTCAGTGCTTGGAAGCGAGGATGCCATCAGGGGTTGCAGGAGGTTTAACGTTCCGGCTTACCTGCAAGGTTGGCAAAACCAGATTTTGTCTCTGGCTTTCAATGGGTGGGTGAACCCGCATGTGATTGAGCGGTACGGCTGGATTGATGAAGTGATTGGGCAGCAGTACATCAATGCCAAACATCACCTTGACCAGTTGGATTGGAACTCCGCTCCCTATGACAAGAAGAATCGGGCTGGGTAG